AAATATCAGAATGTTTTATTTCCTTAGATCCTACTTCTACTAGCCCCATTCGTAGAAGACGAAGGTACTCGCTCGAATGAACAAGTACCTTTTCTCCTTTTCTATATGCTTTCCGAGGCTGTCCCAATAGTTCTAGTTCATAGTTATCTGGTAGTTCCATCGAATATAGTAGCATATTAGATGTTTACGATAAGTGCAGCAGGTGCAGTAGGTTTTAGAGTATTTTGAGTATTATCAAACTTTACTGCAATTCGTGCTGAAGCTGTAATACCTGTCTGTTGAGTTTCTGCATATCGAGAAGTCTCTGTTGTGAGTCCTCGTCGAATACCTACATTCATAGAAGGCATATGGATAAGAACGATTTGCCCCTTAGTGTTATTTGCAGCAGTAGCTGAAATTTCTCCAGTAGCAGTAGTTCGTCCTAGCTCTTCTCGGTTTACGATTTGGATACCATCAATAGCAGAGAGTTGTCCGTTCTTGATAGTAGCTGCGTCTCCGAATTTCTCAATGGTTTCAACCTCTGAAAGGTTCATAATAGAGAAATAAGTATCTTGGTCCGGTACGATAACAAGATTTGAAGGATCTACTCCTTTAAGTCCCATCTTAGCTCGTGCAGCTCGAATGTGAGCTACTGACAAAGCACCAGTTGCATTTACTACTGAAGCTGTTGCAATAGCAACTTTTCTTGCTCCGTCATGGAGAAGTGCGTCTGTAGAGTTTCCGTCTGGAAGTGCTGATGTATTTCCATCAATAATATTGATATTTACATTTGCTCCGATTGCTTCGTCTCCATTGAGAATAATCTCATGAAGTGATCGCTCGAATGCTTCTTGAAGTTCTCCAAGAACATATGCAGCAATACCTACCAATGAATCCTCAACGAGTTCATCGCTGTAATATACAGTAACAATAAGTTTCTTAGCTTTAAGTACCAATTCTGCAGTACCTGCTTGTTTAGTTTGTGCAGCAACTGCTCCTCCTGTTGGATTTGCAACTGTTTCTGTACCTGCTCGCATTCGAATTCGTACTCCCTTTACTGGGAATGCTTGTTCGTTTGCTCCCATAGATCGAAGCATTGCTTTTACGAATACTGACTCTGAAGACTTTAGTCGGTCAATAAGTTCGCTAGACAAAACTCGTTCCTCTACGAATTCTTTACCGAAAGCTGTTTCAGTAGTAGCCATTGCGTTGTTTCGAGAAAGGAAATCCTTTCCTGATAGTTGAAGGAGCTTTGAAACTGTTAGCCCTTCCCCTGCATTTTTTAATACATCTTCGAACTCTGAAAGGAATGTTCCTCCTTGCTTTTGTGCATGAGCGAGTGCGATTGCATTATAAATTAAATTTTCTTTCATAATGAAAAATTATATATACTAGGCGTATTTAGCCCGAAATTGTTCAGCGGTTTTTACATTACTGTGTGCTCCTTCAGTAACAACTTTTGCAAGTGAGTTTCGCTCTTCGCTTCGAATAGCCTCTGTAGCTTGTTCTAGTCTTGTAGCGAAGTTTGTTTCCATATCTGCAATAACTTTTGCATGATTAGATTCTACCTCTGATAGTTTACTAGCGAAGTTTGTTTCCATCTCTGCTATTTTAGCAGAGAGAGTAGCTACTTCATTAGTTTCTACCTCTACCGCATTACCTTCAATTGCTGGGACAACTTCTGGCTCTGCAACCACTTCCGAAACTGGATCTCCAGTTTCTACTACTTCTGTAGTTTCGTTCAGTTTCATTTCTTTAATGTTTTTAAGAACTTCATTTTTATCCAAACCTTTTCGCTCTGCATATTCCTCTGCTAGACTATTTCTTAGTACAGCTGATCTATTTGATGGTATTGTAACAAAAGAAAATTCAGCAATCTCTGCCTTAGTAACTATTTGATGCCAACCATCAGAGAACATTTCTACTATATGTAAGTCAAAGTATTCTGCTTCACTTATTCTTTTTCAATTTTTCTCAAACATTCTCTCATGAGTAATATGTCCAGTAGAAAGGCATTTGAGTAGTCATCTACCTATTGCTCAATTTGTATATACATCATCGAATACATATCCTGTAACTACTATCTCTTTTCAGTTTAATGAGAATGATAGTGGTCGCCCTATTGGTTTATCTGCTTCATGATTGAATAGAACACTTCAGTTTTTGATAAAGTCATTAGTAAACTTTCAACCATCGAAAAACCAAGCATTACTATCAATTATATATCCATTACGATTAAAATCCCCATTGCTTACTACTCATTCAAAGTAGATAGCACCGTCTGGGATTAAATCTTTAATATTTGCTGGAGCTTCTTGCTTCTGCAATACTGCATTTGTTTCAATATTTAGCTTTTGCATATCTATATAATAGCTGTATTTTGGGTTTTTGAAAAGGTATCTTTAAAGGTATCCTCTCCATCTACCTTCTCATATTGTATGAAGTCTCTGGCCTCATTTCTAGTTATTACTCCCTTCTCATATAAATCAGTTGCTATAGATGACTTTTTAGTCAGCTTACGGACATTATCCTGTACAAACTCTACTACATATTTCTCTCATGGAAATATCTTTGATATTATTGAAGTGAGAAACTCTCATAGTTGTTTCTCATACCCCTCTATCATATCCCAGTAGTTATCAGTCTGATTTTCTCATACAGAGCGATTGCTTGTTTCAGTAAATCATAGAATATCTTTTGGTACTCCGTATCTAGCACATACAAGCTCTAGTGTAAATCTACGAAGGTTTAAAAACTGTGCGTCTTCAATCTTATCTTGAAGTTTTATAACTTCTTTTACTCATTGAATAAGAGAGGTCCTGTGCTTATTCTTTCCGCCCTTATTACTTCAACCTTGAAATAGATCTTTAATCTTTTTTAGTGTTGCTTCATCTGGCTCTCTGAACTCTTGATCTAGAACTACTAGAGAAGAAGGTGTTTGATTATTTGCAAAGAATGCCCAGTTGCTTTCTTTTGCTTCCTTATCACTCTCTAGGTCTAGGAATAGTGATTGCATTTTAGATCTACCGATTGCTTCATTTGTTGTATCTTGATCGCCTTTCAAATGGAATACCTCATCTTTTGTAAATGTACGAATACCTTGTAGGTTTTGATAGTATCACATTACCTGTCATTGTTCACTTACTATAGGCTTTACATATCGAGGGTCTAGTATCTGGAGTCATTCTACTCTACCTGATTTTGTTCGTGCTATATATACAAAAGCATTTCATGTTATCTCATAATCTCTCCATAGTCTTTTAATGAATGTTTTGATATTTAGGTCCAGAGAGTATTTTACAAGGTCTCATAATATATTTATATCCTTTTCAAATTTACCTCTCTTTAATAAGATACCATACTTTCCTATATCGTTTGAAATCTTATCAATACAAGTCTCAATATATGGATTTTGTTCGTATACTTTATAGAATACCTCAAAGTCTGTTGAATAAGTGAAAGAAAGTCCATCACTACCGCTTGCTCTAATTGTTGGCTTCTCATTCTTCGAGAAGATGTTGTTGAATATTCCCATATGTTTAATTATATCTATCACTTATGTTTTTGATTGCCTGCCTGCATAGCTCATCTATCTCATAGTTAGAGTATGGAAGTTTTACTTTTTCTTTCTCCTTATAATCTATGCTTTTCCTATCTCAACCTCTTCAATCAAAAGTTTGCCACATTATTATTCTTGCTTCAGAGTCTCTAAATACTGCCAGTAGAGAGTGTTTATATTCTTCCCAATCTCATTGAAGTGAGCCATTCCATACTTTATGCCTTGATAGTTTAAGAAAAACTACACATCGTTTCCATGATTTTGATACGAGGTATCAAGCAACATCTTCTTTCTTGTATGATGGCATAATAATTAATAGACTTTAAATTGTAATTTAGGCTTTCATAGTGCCATTATAGCTAGATACCTTGCTGCGTCAATCGCATGATTAAAACTATCTATAGGTTTTTTTCATACTACTCAATTCTTATCTTTAGCCCAGCAGTAGTTGTTGAGTTCTTTCTTTAGATTAAGGCTTCTCTTTGTTACTTTAATCTCATAGCTTTTGAGTATATCTATTCAATATTGTATAGAGTCTGGACCTTTCAGTACTGGTTTTATATTAAATCATGCCCTGTATATATCCTCTATACTTTTAGGCTCTGCACTATCTCAAAATATCATCTCTACTATCTATCTCTTCTGATTTGAAAATGTTTATAATATCTCAATTAGTCATCTTTGTTCTATATAGTACCTCATCTAGTATTATGGCATTATCTGATATAAATCAGTTTATAAGAGCAGTAGGATCGTTTGTATATCAGAAGTCTAGGCCATATCATAGCTCTCTTGCTCATTCTGGTACAGTATCTATCTCGGTCCACTTATCAAATATAATTCACTCCACTCTGCTTCCCCATTTGCCTAGTGCATATATCTCATACATTCTAGGATCCTGAATTCTCAATCGTTCCATTACATCTCTATATTCTACTCATACCCATCTATTATCTAGAAAGGTTGTATGGAGGCATTCTACATTGTCAGTACTTCAATGTTGCCATAGGTCCAGATTAAGCCAATGTTCTTGGTCGATAGGATTGAAAGTACAGATTATTTGCATATCTGTCTGTCATCGCAATCGCAGATCTATTTGATTGAAGTCCTCTCTATCTAATTCGGTTGCTTCCTCTATCCATACTCTTGATACCCTACGGATTGATTTTATCTTCTCTGGGTCATCTATACCACGAAATAATATATCACTTCATGTGAGCTTGTTTTTTATTGATAGTGGGCTTCTGGTTATATCGAAGTACTGTGATAGTCCCCATTCTTCAATTACTCCAGTCAATTCTGAAAATACAGAGTCTTTACAGGTATCCTTTACTTTACGAATACAAAGTAGTCGCCTATTTCAGCTGAAAGTCTTTATTATTTCATTCTGTGCTTGAAATGTACTCTTTCCACTTCCACCTCATCACATCAAAAGTACATACCTCTTCTTGTTGTGCATGATAGGTATGTACTTGTTGTTGTATAGTGATTTGTCGGAGAAGTCGATAAACATATTATTTTGGTCTTAATACTCCTTTCTTGTACACATACTCATCATCTTGGAGTGAGTCTATGAGTTTCTTTATATCGTTTTGAACATCTCTTGTGAGTGCTTTTGCATTTATTGCTCTAATATATTCTATTTGTTCTATTGGAGTTCTGTTTGACATGATCCTGTGGAATGCCTTGTGATATATATCATTGAGAAGTATATAATTCTTCTCGTTGTTCGCTCATCATTTAGACTTTGGAACTATGTGATGGATTGTATTCATTATTCTTCTGGTAATCAAACCCTTACAACTAACTCTGTGTTTATATTCTCATTCTCTGTTTTCTGTGTTGCTTTTCATATAGACCTATCTAGCATAGTTTCTATTATATCAAATCATCGTACTGATAACATATTTTTTGCTAATATACGAACAAGCATTGGCTTTGTTCTATCTCATACCATTTTTTGTATTGCTTTTTCCTCTAATTGTAGCATTTGTAGATATGTTGACTCTATGTCTTGTTTTTTAGCTGGCTCATATCATTCATTTGCTAATTGTTCATTTACTAATGATATTCATTTTCTAGGTCTTCACTTTCATAGAATGTTCTGTGGATTTTTATTAAATCCATTAGTATTTGCTTT